CAATGCAAAAAATTAGCACAGGAACCCAAGCGATGGCTGAAAAAAAACCTGCACACGGAATTACGTTGGCACCAATCGACGAAACCGATTTAGCACCATGGAATCCTCCTCCCCCTACAACCGATGAAAAAGTTGCGTCCAGACAAGTTGGAGTTAATGATGCAATTGCCGCCGGTGGTGGTGGTGTTGCCGGCGTGGGTGTTGGCCACATGTTGCGCCCCCCAACAGAGGGCGAAGAAAGACAGCTTTCGCGCGAGGCAAGGAACGAATTAACAGCCAACCAACAACGTATTGCACTGGCACAGGCCCAAGTACAAGCGCAAAATCAACCCGCGCCTACACAGACAGCCACACCAACGCAAGACCGCGGGTACGGCACAAAGAATTGGATCTACCAAGAGTATCCACAACACATCGGCCCGACTGTTGAGGCAATGAACCCCAACACAAAGGGACACGCGGATGAACTTGCTAACGTTTTGTCGCAGGGCAATAAAGTTGTAAGAAACATTCCTCAAGGCGCGCTACCAATGCAAGCCTCTCCCTTTTCAACTTTTCCTAGCGCAATGCCCCCTCCTGCGCCTCCTGTTGCACAAACACCAAACCTTGGTGTGGCACCAACGCGGGCTAACCTTGCAAATTTAGCCCCTCCAAGGCAACTAACACCCGCTCAGTTACAAATGCAGGTAATTGCTAACCGAGCCAAAAACATTGGTTCTGGTAAGGTTGGTGGTGGTGTCATGGGCGCTATTGCGGGCCAACAAGGATACGACGCGGCACAGAAATTTAACCAAGGCGATTGGGCGGGTGGATTGACCAGCGGAATTACTTCTGCCGGCGCCACGGCAATGATGGCTCCCAACCCTAAAATTAAAGCGCTTGGTGCGGCTTATACCGCGGCTGGCGGCGGTCTTCATTTGCTCCAAAACATTTTCAACACCGAAGACGAAACCAAGTCAGTATTGCAACCAGATGGCGAACCGCCTAAGTTAAAAAAAGGTGGTGCCGTAAAAAAGCCGGTCGGCGGCTTGCCCGCCGTTGAGCACTTTGACGGCGGCGGTCGTACTGGCCTTGCAAAAACTGTAGCGGGTAAAATTGCAGGGGCGTTTGGTCAGGCCCCCGGCCAGTTGGTCATACCCACTGCCGAAGAGATTGCAAAGTTTGCACCAAAACCAACACAGCAACTAAAGTTTAGTGAGGCCATTAGGCCTTACCAAGACCACTACCTTGGTGTGCACATGTCTGACAGACAGGGTGTTCACGGCGGTCGTTGGGGTGGCACAGGTTTTCCTAACTTCCAAAACACCAGTCCTCTTCACGCGGCCAACAAGTCTGTGTGGATGAACGACAGCGAAGAAGCCGCCAACAAACTAATTCAAACCGCTAGGGAATTTAACGGCCGTCCTATGGTCAACACCAACTACATTGGTGCGCCGGATCAACACAGGTCTAACAAGACTGTGTTCAATGACGTGCTTGATACGTTCTATAAGAACCAAGCCGCGGGTCAAGTAACACCCGAGCAGATTGAAAAAATCAACCAAGCTATTTTGAGTAAAGCCAAGACAACAGGCACGCTGAAAAACCTCCCGTTCAATGACCAGTTTAATATCATGGACAGGGACGCAGTCAAGGCGATTGCCGGACAAACATTTGAGGGACGCAAGGCAATCGGCGACCTGCTTGGTATGGGCCTTGGAACACGCAAGCCCCCAACTGTACCGCAGTATGCAAACATCCTAGAAGACCACGCAGACCCGTTCACCAAAGGCGCGCCTACAAGCGCGGTTGGTACACGTTTGTTTAAGGTGGACAATGTGCCTGCGCAGTACACAGACGATGTGTTGCACCCTGACTATCGTTGGAAAGTAACAGGCGAAGACCAGAGGGTGCAGTTCCCTGCGGTGCCACAGAATATTGCGGTGCGTGACTGGTACAACGAGATCAAGCCACGTATCGGCATGGAACCCCACGGCAACGCTTGGTTCTCTTATCCCAAGAGACCACAGCTTATCAGCAAAGACTACATTACCATGGCAGAGGATGCAGGGTACGCAAAGGGTGGTTTGACTGGTGTACCACACTACGATAAAGGCGGTAGGACGGGTGTTCTGACGCGTATTGCGGAGTCAGCGTATGACATGCTCAAGCTGACGCCTGAGAAGGTTGAAGCGTGGCGCAAGGCCAACGCAAAGCCGTTTAAGCAACAGCAGGACCCACAACTGGCCCAAGCGCTTGAGGCTTACATGACCGGCAAGATTTCACAGGCCGACTACCTGCGCATTATGAACGAGCGCAGGCCAATTCGCCCGTTGACTGAAGTGCCTACCGCGCACTCCAACATTGACATCGTGTCTGCGTTAGACAAAAACAAAGCCGACAAAGGTATTTTGGGTTTGAACCTGCAGGTGCCAGAGGGCATGCGCGTTGGTAACCGCCTTGACATTCCCGCGTACGAGCGCTACGGCACCTACGTTGACACAATGCACGACCCTGCAGGCAAGCCTATTGGGTATGGTCACACAGGCCATTTAAAAGACGTGGAGTTTCAGTCTGATCCCAACAAGGCCATTCGCGTGGGCCTTGGAACCAGAGAGCAAGCGTTGACCCCGTTGTCTGTAGAAGAGGGTTCAAACAAGGGTCCGTTCGCTATGATGATGGGCAACCAACAGACAACCAAGGACGAGGAAGTCCGCAGAATGCTTGCAGAGGCCCTACAGGACCCCTCATGGCGCCAGATCGGCATGAACCCATACCGAGGGTCACAATTCTACGACAAGGCCGACATGCAACCTGTATGGAGCGCGGCTGAAAAGATTCAGGCCGGCCCACTGGTGCTGGCGCGTGACGTAGAGAAAACATCGTGGAAAGACCCACGACTAAAAACCAAGTACGGCGTGAACTACGCACAGGGTGGTTTGACACACTTATAGGCTTGGGGGAGAAGAGTGGCCACCAAACCACCCCCCTTCTCGCCCTTATTTGCGGTAGCGTGTGTCGATCCAAGACTCTGCCGCAAGCGGGAAATCTCCCGCCCAACTTGGTGGTGTGGTCAATGACTTCATCACCAATTCTTCAGTTTGTTTCGCGTCTTCAACACGGCATAACGAAAGAATTTCATCATGGATCAGGTTAATCACCGAAACGCCTTTACCCTCCAGTTCAAGCGAAGCCTCGGCAAGAAAATCTCTTGCGGTTCCCTGAACGGAGGACTGGAAGATGCTAGACCCAATAAGCTTGTTGCGGCCCCACTTGCGGGTGAAAGTGTTCTGACTGGTGACGTACACCACGTCAGCCAACTTACCCCATGGCGTGTGCTCCTGAATGACCTCAGGGGCTTGCCAACAAATTAGGCGGCCACTGGGCAGTTGCATCCACAACGCGCCTTTAAGCACCTTAAACGTCACCTTGCCGGCCTTAAAGGGGCTTCCCGGCTCTTTGATGGCGTCGATGGCCGCTTGGCCCATTAGGAACCAACAGTTCTTCACCTTGGCATAAGACAGCCTGTACGCGTTTACGGCGTTCTCCGCCTGCCCGAGATCCAACATCACCCCCATGCCTTCAGCGTAGGCCACAAGGCCCTTTGCGCCCTGCCCAAACATGCAACCGAGCACAGCAGACTTGCTGACCTGACGCATGTCCTTGGTCACCTCCTCGTAGGGCACCTTGTACAGGCTTGTTGACGCGAACGTCTTGTACTCGTCCAAACCTTGGCGAAACAACTCCACCTTGTCGTTCTGGCCCGCAATCCAAGACGCCACCCTGTTCTCGATCGACGACAGGTCAGCGTCCACAAACGTGTACCCCTCTGGTGCTTTGATAGCGTTGCGCACAATCGACGAGCACGCGTCCATCACGCGGTCACCAAAGCGCTCCTTCATGGCCAAGTAGCCGCCATGCTCTAAACCAATCTGCACCGCGTCTGCAATGTCTTGGTCCTTCATCCACAGCGCGGGTCGCGCGATGTTCTGCAGGTTGATGCCGCGACTGGCCCAACGTCCTGTGGAGGCGCCGTGGTACACCAGTCCATTACGAATGCGTCCACCCACCTGAACGTCGGCCATTTTGTTGAACTTGGTGACAGACGTCTTGGAGCCCTCAGAGCGCAACTTCAGCACCTTGTCCACGTCCTTGTCGGTGTGGGTCTTCTTGGCCTCGTTCTCAATTGTTTCGGCCTGCATGTCAGTCAGCGCCACGCCTCTGGCCCTAAACCAGTTGAGCAGTTGTTCGCGCTTGGACACCTCAATGCCTCCGGTCAGGCGCGTGATCTCTTCGTTGATGTGGCTCATCTCGTGGTCCACCACGTTCATAATGTTGTTTAACTCTGTGGGATTCACTGGAACACCACGTTGGTTGATCTTCTGCGTGGCCACCCAAACAGACTGCTCGGAAGGTGACAGTTTTCGTAACTTTCCGACGATCGCAATTTCAGTCTGCACGTCGCGCTTACAGTACTCAAGCATCTCGTCCACTAGCGCTGGGTCCTCACTGAACGTGCCGTCGCGCTTGGGCTTGCTCAACAGTTGAATGAGCTTCTTGCCGCGCTTGTCTTTTTGGAAGTCTGCCTGCATTACCTCGCCGGCCGTGTCCAAGTCTTGGGGGATGTTGTTTGCGGCCGCGATGGCCATGGAGTCAATGAGTTGCTCCCACTGGATCTCAGGCCACCCAAAGCGGGTGCCTACGCGGTTCCAAATGTGGTGCTCAAACGACGCATTCCATGCGGCGATTAGCCCGTTATTCGCCGCATGGTCCAGTACCCACTGGGGTACCTGATCTGGCGTCCAGACCTGCACGTCGTCCGCGGTAAAACCTGCGGCGAGGCAAATGATTTCTGTTGTGGGAGAGGATGAATAAACATCAAGGCCGTGGACCTTGAGATCGACCCTGCTACGGGTCTCGAAGTCGATTGAAAGAACTGACATAACTGCTCCTAAGGCATGCAGACGAATCTGCGTTAAAAAAAGAGCAGGGAAGTTGCCTCCCCTGCTAAAAGTCCAACCAAGGACTCACCATGAAACACACCGAAACTATACCATAGATTTTGTGCGCTTATCAATTTCGCGTTCAAGGTACCATTTAGCCTTCTTCAAGTCTTCAATGGCATCCTTCTTTAAATCACAACGCCAGATATACTTAATTGCATTACCCAAGTTAAACCCCATGTGTTCAGTAACTTGGATGCACTCAATACCCGACGGGTGTTCGGTGTAATGAGGGGGCTTATTAACTACATCTGGCTCGTTCATTTGAAAGCGCTCAGTGCATACTGGTGCAAATGGGCCCACAAACCCATGGCAATAAAGCCAAGGTATGCCGCGCCAATTATTCCCACCAACATGGTGAAAGCACCAAGGACATTCTCACAAATTGCTAAAATTTTGTCTTTCATACCTGCTCCTAAAAGGTGGGATGGTGTGCGCTCCCCCGAGAACCCTCAGAGGCACCACCCCAGTTTAATTATATCTCACAGACGCCGGCCACGCAGGCAAGCATTTGAGCGCCTTCCACGTTATCCTTGTTCTCAGCAAACTTCGCCCACTCAATTGTTGGCATTTGCGCCAACAGTGTGTCGTACTGTTCTTTGGTGCACTCTTCGTACGGTGCCTGTCTGTACGTGCCACCGTCGTGGGGCAAGAACGACACGCCTGACATTTCGTCAAAGTGGTCCCAAACAAACGCGCCCACCTTGGGCCACTCGCTCTCCTTGACCGATATGGTCACAGAGGGCTTGTGCTCACACCAGTGGCGTTGGTA